TATATAAACTATAAAATATAAAAATTATAATTTGAATAAATCATGTTATAATTTTTAAGTTTAATTTTAAGAATTTATTATCCAACCAGTTTCAATAAATTTTTCATAAACAATATAATCGCTAATTTTAAAATACAAATATTTTTCAAAATATCTCTTACTAACTACAAATTTGAACGTATTTATATTACAATATTTATAATAATAGTTGTAAGCTTCATCAAATGATATTAAGGGAGATTTATTATCTATTTTTATTTGTTCTTTTATATAATCAAAAGATTTATTAATATCACTTATTTTATCCCACATTGAGCTTGTTACATTTAAAACATATTTATCTTCAATGATATCTACAGAATTGAAAAAATGTGTGAGGATTTTTAGTACATTTTCTTCTGTGATGTTACAATTTGTTATAGAAGGTTCATTTATTTGTTTCGACCATACTTTAAAGAGAGAACATATTTCATCTATTTCTAGTTCATAATCAAATAATTGTTGATTTTCTTGTGAAACTGTCGTAATTGTATTTTCCCAAAACTTAATAAAGTTACTTTGGATTGGTAAGTATTTACTTGTAATACCAATAAACATATCAGTATCTTCTTCAAATTTATAAATATCTTTTAATGAATTTTTGAGAACATTTGAATAAATTACATTTGGTAAATTATAATTAGAGAGAAATTGTTTCCATATAAAATGTACGTTTTTCCATTCCATTTTAACATCATTTGCCGTATCAATGATATATTTATTACAAAACTCAAAAACTATATTTTTTGGATTAGTAAGTTTTAAATAATAAGTATAGTTCTTTAGATCTTCATCTGACTTATTTTCTATAAATTTATCAGAGTTTTCATATCTATTTGAATAATGTGCTGCTACACATAGCAAATCTAGACCTATTTTTTTTAATATGTCTCTCCAAATATCGTTTGAGAAATTTTCATTTATTTTAATAAGACGACATGTTTCATATGTGTGATTTTCATGATATTTTGTCATGAAATTATGAGTGGAATTATTGTTACCAATTGAATTATTCGCAATTAAATCCAACTCATTTACGAATCTTTTCATTTGCATACTAATAAGAAAAATCAAATGACTGTTCTTTTTTAAAATATTGTCTCCTATAATTGTTAAGAAATATTTGGCTGAATTTTTAGAAGAAAAGAATGACGGATATAAAACGCTCAATACATTTTGAATAGTATCCGTTTCAGGAATTGAAGAAAACAGATTTCTCTCTCTAATTTGTTTTATAATATTGATTTTTGTTTTATGTTTCCATTGTAAAAGAACTCTATCCTTAGAAATACTGGATAATAGTTTGTGTATAATGTCATCCTCTTTTACTATTAAATAGTTTTTACCATTATATTCATAAAAAAAATTATTATTAGGTAAATAGAAATACTGGTTTTTACTGAGAAATACCTGAATAAAAATTTGTTGTTCATTGGAGAGAAAATTATTGCGATTAACGCGTTTTTCATAATTTTTAAATTCATTTTCAAGTGTATTTGGTAAATAATTAATAATATGATTATTCAATCTTTGTAACATATATTCACTATTTTCATATTTTTTAAAAAGTTCTAATAATGTACTAGAACATTTTATTTGTAATTCTGTATTAGCATCCATACTAAGTTTTTTAGAAATTTGTTTTTAAATACTTATTAAATCATTTTAATATAAATTATAATATATAAATTATAATATATATTATAAAATATTATTTTATATTAGATGAAAATCAATTTGAGATATTTACCGAAAAAATTATCAAAAAAAGACAAGAAAAAACAATTAAATATGCTAATGAAATCTAGAAAATTATATAAAAAAGGTTCTTATTATACTAGAAAGCAAGTTACATCATTTAAGTCAAAAAAGTCACCACATATTTTGAAAGCAATGAAAATATATCATGTAGATAAAATTGGTGCGACAAATGAATTATCACGAGCAACAGGTTGTTCTAAGCGAGCATTAGCAAAAATAATAAATAAAGGTGCTGGTGCTTATTATTCGTCAGGATCAAGACCTAATCAAACTGCGCAATCATGGGGTATTGCTAGACTAGCTAGTTCGATAACTTCAGGAAAAGCGGCCGCGGTTGATTACGATATTTTAGCAAAAGGTTGTAAACCTAGTTCAAAGGCTTTAACTCTAGCAAAAAAAGCTAGGGTAAAATATGGACATGGAACAAGAAGAGCGCCAAAAGTAAATGTATAAAAAATGTATAAAAATGTATATATATATTTATTTGAATAATAAATTAATTGCGTTTAAATATTTAAACTCATAAGTATTTAAAGATTTTAAATTAAAAAATACTATAATGTCCGCATTTTCAAATAAAAATCAAGTATCTAACATAACTGATGGAAATGTTCTCACAATTAAAACAGTTCAAATAGCACCATTTAGAACTTTGATGACCGCATTAAAAGACATTTTAATGGAAACAAACATTACCTTTGAACCGGATGGAATACGTATTATTAATATGGATAAATCACATACTATTTTAGCACATTTATATTTAGCAGCTCAAAATTTCGAATTCTATGAATGTAAAAAGGAAAAAATAATTATTGGTGTAAATATGTTCCATCTTTTTAAACTAATTAACTCCATTGATAATGATGATACATTAACTATTTATATTGAGAATAATGATTATGTAGATGGAATAGTATCACATTTAGCATTAAAATTTGAAAATGGTGAAATTAAACAATGTAAGACACAAAAGCTAAGATTAATTGAACCTGAACCAGAAGAATTACAATATCCTGATGTGAAGTTTTCTTCTATTATTAACTTGCCTTCTGCTGATTTTCAAAAAATTATTCGTGATCTTTCATGTATTTCAGAGAAGCTTGAAATTAAGTCAGTAGGGAATGAACTTATATTTAAGTGTTCTGGACAATTTGCTTCTGCTGAAATTCATCGTGCTGAGGCTGATGGTAGTATGGGTTTCATTTTGAAGCAAGATTCTTCCAAAGTAATTCAAGGTGAATTTTCATTGAAAAACCTAGGCTATTTTATTAAGTGTACAAATTTATGCTCACAAATAGAAGTGTATTTGGAAAATGATTTACCATTAGTTGTGAAATATGACGTAGCTTCATTAGGATCTATTCGATTATGTTTAGCACCATTACCATCATCTTAAATTAGTATTTAATATTTAATATACAAATTATTTTACAAAAAGCAGAATAAATTAAGATATTTATATATTATAAATATATTATAAATATATATATGTCAAGTAATTACAGAGATTATAATCAATATTTAGGTTCTCAAAGATGTTGTAGTAATATGTATCAAAGTATGGGTAATGAAGGACCAACTGGGCCTACAGGACCTGGAGCAGTTGGACCACGTGGCTATACTGGAACTGTAGGACCTACAGGACCCATAGGACCTACAGGCAGAAGTTGCCGTGGTCCAACAGGAGAACAAGGACCTACAGGAGCAAAATCATTTATTATTGATCATCCAAAAGACGCGGATAAATATTTAATTCACGGATGTTTGGAAGGACCAGAAGGAGGTATATATTATCGCGGAACAGGTGAAATAACAAATGGTAAATCTGTTGCTATAAAATTACCAGACTATGTTTCTAATTGGGGATATAATTTTACTACTTATGTTACTGCTATTTTTGACGGTAAAGTTAAAGTATATGCGGTGTCTCTTGTCAACGAAGAAGGCGAATTTACAGTCCACGGTGAAAATGGTCAGTTTAATTGGATGGCAATAGGCAAACGTTGTGATTTAATTTGCGAACCATTAAAGAATTCTATAGTAGTAAATGGCGATGGACCATATAAATGGTTTGAAAAAATATAAATATAAATAATAAAATATTTTACAATTTTATTATTTTATTATTTTAATTATTTAAAATCTAACATTTTATTAATTTAATGAAATCAAAAGTAACAATTGTATCTGCGTTTGTATCAAATGTTAATAATGATGCTAGAACATTGAATACATATTTTAATTACGGCAAATTAATATTACAATGTAATTTACCAAAAATAGTATTTGTAGATGAAGATATGTACAAATTAATTCAAAATCATGAATGTTTTAATATGAAAAATACATTATTAATAGAAATAAATAAAACAGATTCATATTTATATGAATACATAAATCAGTTAAATAATTTTAATATTAATACAACAAATGAAAAAAAAGACACATTAGAGTTTATGTTTACTATGTGTAACAAAACAGAGTGGATTAAAAAAGCTATTTTGCTTGATCCTTTTAATACAAGTGATTTTATTTGGCTAGATTTTGGTTTAAGACATGTTTTTAATTGTGATGATAGTACATTCATTGAAAAAATAAATTCACTCAAAGAAAAAACATATGAAAATGTGCGAATTGGTTCTATATGGAATTTAGACTCTAAATATAATATTGATATAGAAAAAGACATTGCTTGGTATTTTGCTGGAGGAGTTTTTGGTGGAAATAATAATTCATTACTATTATTCGCAAATAAAATGAAAGAAAAATGTATTGATATTATCACAAAAAAAAGGAGTATTATGTGGGAAGTAAATATATGGTATTTAATCTACTTACATAATAAAAGTTTATTCAATAATTATAATTGTGACCACAATAGTAGTATTTTAGATAATTATTAATATTAAATATATTTTACGATAGAATCTATATATTTTTTATCATAAACACCTATTCGTGTACTTCTATCCCACGTGCTATATGTCATAATAACACGATCATCTTCTACTATTATTCCTAAACAATATTCAATTGGAGTTCCTTCAAACTTAAAAGGTGCGGAGTATCTTAATAAATTTAATTTATTATCAAAAACAACAATCATATTATAATAATGTCTAGGATTGTCATAAACAGCAATATGAACAACAAACCATATTTCAAGTTCTTCTAAAGTTAAACAAATATTCTCATCACACACGCTATTTTTTTTTTTGTATTCATAACCTGGACTAGAACCTCTAACATGATTAAAAATAAATGGCATAGGTTTTTTTTCACAAGATAAGAGTAAATTTCGTTCTTCATCAATTTTACATATGTGTAACGGATACCAACTATAAATAATATGTGTTGAATTATCGTAATCTACAAAAACCCAATTTTTTTCGCAAACATAATTATTAAAGCTAGATTTAATTTCATTGTAATCTAATAAATTATTTTCTATTTTATATTTTCCAGTAACAATACCTAAATTATCACTTTTATGGTATCCAGTAGCAGTAAAAATTATTTCATCTTTATATTTGTCATAAAAAATTTTTACATCTTCAATACCAATATATGGTCTATTTTCATATAAAGTATCA